GTCCGGCTTCAATAAATTGTGAATAAATTATAACGACTCCTTCCGAATTTTCAATGGTATCTAATATATTTTTAATTTTAATACTATATTTGCCTATATTTTCTTTTAAAAAAATGTTTTCACTAGATTCGTCTATAAATCTATAATTATATTTTGTTTTATCACTTGATGATGTTAAAATGCTGTTTAATCCATTTTTTGCTATTAAATCTTCCGAGTTTATATTTAATTTTGGAAAATCATTAAATGGTGTGGTTTCTAACATACTATTTGGATAAACAATATTTAAAGCCATTAATGGTTTTTGAAGTTCTGTATATTTAAATGCTGTTGATGAATGAAAATCTGTTTTATAAATAATATAATTATATACATGTTCTTGGTAACTATTAACATTGTTTAAATATAAATCAAAATATCTTATTTTATCATCTATTCTATTTGTTTTTAAATCATATAATGGATAATCTATTGATGTAATACTACTTTCTTTATTATAATCACTTGGTAAAATTCTATAAGGAAATGTAAATGGGTTATCTCCTTTTACATAACTTATATAACCATTTAATTTACGTTTTAATAAATCTTTACCAACTTCATTATTTTCAATATCTGTTACAAACGTTCCGTCGTTATTAAATACATCACTAAATTCAATAGTACTGCGTTTATCATTTAAATTTAATAAATTTGCTATATAAATTATTTCTTTATAATCATTATACATAGGTGTCGCGGACATAAGTACTAATTTCATATTATAAACATATTTTACTAGATTTGATAATTGTTTTGCTACTAATTTACTGGATTCATCGCTACTTGATTCTCTTATATTATGTATTTCATCTATAATAATTAATCTATTTCCAAAAAATTTTTGCAATTTATTTTTGATTAATTTATTTTTTTCTTTGCTATTTAATGCTTTAAAGCTAACATTATCTATATTTGATTTTTTTATTATTAAATTTGCAAATTCAATATATCCCATAAATAAATAATAACTATTAATTATATTATCAACTATTTTTACTACTTTTTCTTTTGATACACTAGATTTTAACATATTTATGTCTTTTAAAAAATTGTTTCCTGCACAATTGTCAATACTATATTTGCCATTTTCCAATTTTAATTTGCGCTCGTCAAAAAGCTGTAATTTAAAATTAGTTTGAACACTGCGCGATGCAACAATGATTATTCTTTCTTTATAACCATTTAATTTCAAAAACTCACGAGTTTCTTCTGCTATACTTATAGCTGAACATGTTTTGCCGGTCCCTAAACCATGATATAAAAATAGACTATTGTATGGTGTATAATTAGATAGAAAATTTTTAATAAACATTTGATGTGGTAATAGTTCAAATTCACTATTACATAATTTTTCTGCTTCTTCTTCTATGGATTTTATTTTTTCAATATTTACATTATATTTGTGCTCTTTAAATTCTTGTAAATTTGAAATTTTTATATTTAATAATTCATCGTCTAAATGTGGATATAAATAGTCATAATTTTTATAATATTTATCGCTTTGTTCGTTCGTATTAATTTTATTTAATAATTCAACTGAATTTAAAAAATATTGCAAATCTTTTTTTGTTGTAATATTATTTTTTGTAGTTTCTAATATTGATTCATCAAAATCTATATTATTAATATTTTTTTTAAATATATTGTATAATTCCATATTTTTTATTTTTTTTGATTTAATAAATTCTTCATCTTCTAAAAAAAATTCATCTTCTGTTTTTTCTACTTCTTCATCGCTTGAATCTTCTTCATCTGTTGGTTCTTCTTCAACTGTTGGTTCTTCGTCATCGCTTGAATCTTCTTGTCCCGAATCTTCTGGTTCTGAATCTTCTGGTTCTGAATCTTCTGGTTGTGATTCTTCTTGTCCTGATTCTTCTGGTTGTGATTCTTCTTCTTGTCCGGATTCTTCTGGTTGTGATTCTTCTTCTTGTTCTGATTCTTGTGAATCTTCTTTTGATTTGCTTAAATCTGGATCACTGGAATCTTCATCTTGTGGCGATGGTAATACTTGGGGTTTAGGTAAATTATTATCTGAAAAATTTATTTCTTTATATTCTATATTATCTGGTTTATCACTCATCTATATATTAAATATATAGTTTATTAGTTTTTAATAATTTATTTAATTCAACTAATATATTTTTTTTTTCAATATTATAATCACGTAAATAGTCAGATGCAGTATTTATTGAAACCCATTCTATCTTACTTATTTCATATGTTTGATATATAGTTTGTGGTTTATTATTATTATTCATAAATCCTAAAAAATATTTATGTTTATATGATTTATAATTTGAACCAGTAAATATTTCCTCTAAAGGTATTATGTTATGTAGGGTAATAATATCGGTTTTATTGTATCCTGTTTCTTCTTCAAATTCGCGCAATGCACACATTATATCTTTTTCTTGAAAATTACGCCGTCCTTTTGGAAATCCCCATTCTGGTTCAATATAATTATTTTTACATTCATTAATAATAGTCTCTAAATTTATAAATTCATTATTTATTTTATATCCTTCTTTTAATTTGTTAAATTTATTATTTGATACTTTCTCTTCATTTTTGTATTGTAATGCAATTTTTATGCCCCATAAATAATTCCATAAACTTTGAAAATCACTATTTAATAATTTATTTCGTTCGCCAATTGTCATTTTTTCAAATGTATTTAATATATATTTTTTATCTTCTAAATTATATTTTCCTCTCATAAAATCTACAAATGCTAAACTATCTTTTCTTTTTATTAATAATACTTCGTAATCATTTATTGCTTTTCTAAATGCAATAATACCTATACTTGTAATTGGTATTTTACATTGATGAAACAAATGTCCTATCTTTCCGCAATTATTGCAAAATGTTGTTTTTTTAATATTACTCATTTTAGCAAAATAATTTTTAAACTATATGTAACTATTTAATTGTTTTTATATTATTTATATTTAATGAGTAATACGAGTAATATATTTAATCCTGAAATATGGGGACCACATTATTGGTTTTTTTTATATACTATGGCTCTCTCATATCCTTTAAATCCAAATGATGTTTCTAAAAGAAAATATTATGATTTTATACAAAATTTACCATTATTTATGCCGGTCTCAGATATTGGTAACACTTTCTCTCAATTTTTAGACCACTATCCAGTAACACCTTACTTAGAATCACGAGAGAGTATGATAAAATGGGTACATTTTATACATAATAAAATAAATGTTTATCTAGGAAAACCAGAACTCACATATTACGAAGCAATGGATAAATATTATCAAAATTATAAACTTAAAGATGTTAAGATGAGAGAAGAGAGAACAAATAAACATAAATATATTTATGGAGGAGCACTTATTTTATTAGTTTCTCTCATCATTTTTCTATATTTTTCAAAATAATATTAAGTTTTTATTATAACTGGTGATTATATTAACTAAAAAGCATAATTAATAAATATAATAATATATTAATTATGAAATTAGAATTATTTATTGGAGCAATTGTTTTAATTTTTCTTGCAAATATTTATTTTGAAGGAAAGATTTTAGCAAAAATTAAATCATATCAAAAATATTATAAAATGGCTTTTATAGCATTTGTAGGATTATGTGTATATTTATATTTAAAACGTTCTCCACAACATGCAAAAGAATTTTTTAGTAATGCAAATGGTTATATAAAATATTTACCAGTTGATAGAAATACAACTTCGATGGTTGCACCTTTAATAGATTTTACAGGTAAAGCATTAGGCGATTCAATAAATTCTAATTATAATGCGCAACATTCTCAAAATCAATACAATCAAACATTTCAAAGTTTGACACCACAACAAAGACGTTTATTACATTCTGGAAATAAAGGAACAAAACGAAGTGTAAGTGAAACAAAGAAAAAATATGTAGCCGCAAATCAAAATTGGAAATGTAAGCATTGTACAAAACAATTACCTGCATGGTTTGAAGTAGATCATGTAATGAAGTTGGAGTATGGAGGTTCAAATAATATAGATAATTTAGAAGCATTATGTAGAGATTGTCATGGTAAAAAAACCGCAATGGAGAATTTATAATTATTTTAAATTATTTTAAATTATTTTAATCAGTTTGTTTTTTTCTTGACATTATTATAATATAATAATACTATAATTATGCCAACAACTGGCGGTTCTAATACTGATGGTTTTTTTAAATCATTATATAATTTATTAAAAGGGTTATTTTTATTATTATTATCATTTTTTGAGAGATTTAAAGATGGTGCAATATTTGTTTTTGATTATATATTAAATGAAAAATATTATAGTAGATTTATTTTTACAATATTATTATTAGTTTTTAGTTTATTATTTTATTTAATTTATTATGTAAATCCTTTTAAATTATTCAATCCACAAACATCACAATTAAGTGTAATAATAATTGCTTCATTGTTTTTAACGTTATTTTATTTTATT